TGTCGCGATCGCGGTGGAAGCAGAGGCAGGGGGAGCCCCCTCCAAAGCGCCGGCGACCGCTTCGACGTATTCAGCAAGGGCAGGGCCTCGGGGGAAGGGGTTCATCGCGCGGCCCTCCGCTCGCTAGTGCTGGTTCGAACGTGATCCGCAATCCAGCGATCAAGGTCTTCGGCCCGATAGGACACGCGCCGGCCGGCTTTAACAAAAGGTGGTCCGTCCCCCGTGAGGCGGAAGCGCTCTAGGGTCCGTTCTGATAGGCGCAAGAAGGCTGCGGCCTCCCGCTGATTAAGCAGGTGCATGGGAAGTTCCTTTGGTTTGGGTTGTGCCCGTCTCGCGTCGGGCTACGTCGTGAAGATGAACCTCGGGGCGGTCCACGTCAGTCCGAAACAATCGGACTCGGATCGATTCGGATCAATTCGGCCTTGGGCCTCAATCAAAACAGACGCGTCCGCTAAGCAGGGTGTTGTTATAGGTCTCTATGGCTTGCTTAAGTGTGCCTTCGTCCAATGGACTAAGGCTCGGATCAGCCAGAAGCAATTCCGCCCGCAGCGCCTTGCGCGGACACAGCCCCGGCTCAGGAACAGGCTCACCTTTGAACTTGTCTCTCAGCCGCGCAATGACCCGGGGTTGCTTGCCAACAATCCGAACTAGGGAAAGAGAAAGTGGCTTGGTGATCTTGGGCGGTTGAACCGCCCAATGCCGAAGGTCATCTTCGTTGAGCATGACGACGGAAACTTCATCCATGACAGCCTCGTCACTGTCGTGATCAACGGCCCTAGCCCGCCATTCGTCGGGGGACACCCGGTTCCAATGTTCGATAGGTTCGCGGCATAGATCGTCGCCATCCCACCAAGCCGGAGCCCGCATAGATCGGATCAAGCCATCGGCGCAGGCCGCGCGAAGCTGGGCTTGGGCAGCCCCAACAGATGCCCTCCGAGCCCGGGAGAGGTTTATCGCAGCGTCGTTGAAGGTGATCCATCCCGGTTCAACCATTGGCGTTGGCCCCCACAATCCCCGCAACATGTTCGCTCCATGCCCCCAGGGCCGCTCTCATTTCGACCCTGTAGCTCGCGCGGTTGTATACTCCCGCGACGCCGGCCTTATGTCCGGAAACGTGGTTAAGCACCGCCTCGACAATATGCGGCATCACCCCGAGCCTGTCAGCCATGACAGTCGCGGCGGTTCGGCGGAGGTCATGCAAACGCCAGCCCGAGACCCCGGCCCGGGCGTCAAGGCGGGCTTTGCTTTGGCTCCAACCGGAGAACGCCCCGGCCCCAGCGCCAAAGACGAACTCGCGGCCGGCGCGAGGGTCTGGGAGAACGGCAAGCATGGCTTCGGTAAGCGGAAGTGCATGTTCGCGATGGTTCTTGGTTCGCGTTCGCGGAAGGGTCCAAACCCCGTCGACGATTTCATCCCACCGCGCCGCGCCCACTTCGTCCCGGCGCTGGGCCGTCAGGGTTAGAAGCCGAACGATCCGGCCGTAGTCATCATCCCCGCAAGCCCGCCAGATCGCGGCAAGCTCCCCGTCGCTTAGAACCCGTTCGCGGCTTCGTGGCTCTGGCGGTCGGTTTGTCCCGGCCACAGGGTTGGCCTCAGCAAGCCCTTCGCGGATGGCCCATACGAAGCAGGCGGAGAGGGCGGCCCTGGCCCGGATCGCGGTGACGCCGGAAAGTTCACCAAGGCGCGCGGCGACATTCCGGCGGGTCACTTCGGCAATGGGCATGTCGTGAAGCGGCTTCCACGCAACGAGAAGATGGCGCTGGGTTTCGAGGTAGGTCCGGGGGCGCTGGCGAGCCTTGGCCATTGCAAGATAAGCTTCGCAAAGCGCCTTGAGGGAACTGGAAGGGGCGGCCCGTTCAGCGGGGTCCGCCCCTGAAGCGACCAAGCCCAAAAGTCGGCGGGCTTCGCGGCGAGCGGTGTCTGGCGTCCAAGGCGAGCCGTGACGACCGATAGTGAAGAACCTTTGCCGGCCCATGGCCCGATACTTGAGAACATAGGTCACGGCGTCGCTGGTCTGGCGGCGAGCGCCGAAGCCCTTAACCGCATCATCCCAAATGGTCGCCTTCGGCCCTAGGCCCCCGACCGCGCGAAGTGTGATTGTCATTGCCGCCTCCCGATGGAAAGTGCGAAGCGTCCCCCCGCCCCCACGTAGCTACCAATTAGCAACCACATTAACGCGAAATCCCGGCGGGCGCAACGGGGCGATGGCGGTAAATCACATTGAAATACAATGGCCTCTGCGGTCGGAGGCGGCCCAGGGCGGAGGCTTCGCTCAGACTACGAATCTGGGGGTCAGAGGTTCGAATCCTTTCGGGCGCGCCATTTAATTCTTTAAAATTCAGCATGTTATGGATCGCGCCGCCAGGCGCGAGGCCCTCGCTTTGTTCTCGTGTCTCCAATGTGTCACCAGCCGGCGCAATTTCGTTACCCGTTCCCCTCGGCATTATTCCCGGCACCGTCCGCGAGGGTCCTTTCGCCCATTGCCCTCCCCTCTGTCTCTTTTTTCTATTTTCTAATTAATAAGAGAAGCCGTCCAAGCCGTCCAAGCCGTCCAAAGCCTTGCCATCCTTGGGCTAGCGGGTGGACGGCTTAAAACTCAAGCCGTCCAAGCCGTCCACAGTTGACGGGCTGAAAGCGCAAATGACCGTAGGCCAACGTAAATCGCCGCGCCGCAAGCCCGAGGAGGTCAACCCGTCAGCCTTGAATTGACGAAGCCTCGCTAGGGTTTTTCCGGACTGCGGCGGTGGCGTGAGGCGAGGGGGGCCCTAGGAAGGACCCGCGATCCCCTGGAGAAGCCCCTCGAATCGGCCGCGCGAGGCCACTCCCCGCTCCGTTGCTGGCCGGTGCGGGCGACAGGAAGCCAAAAGGGCGCGGGAAAAGATCGAGCGCGGGCGCGAGGTCATGATCACACGACCAGCGCGATGCGCGCATAGGCCGCCGCGCGGCTCCGAGCGACGTCCCGAGCGCGCCAGGCGCGACCCTGCCGACGCGGGTTGTGCCACAGGCGCCGCGACCTAGCACGAAGCCGTGGCGCTGATAGAGAGAACCCAAGCAGCCCCATAACCGGCGTAGCGAGCCGCCATATGCCCCCACGAAAAGAAAAGGCGCCGAGGCCCCGTTGGCACCCGCAAGCGAATTGCGCCGCGAGCGAGCGCCCCCAATGGCGGCGACCGCAAAATAAAATCGCGGGACGCTATTTTGAAATTGGCCGATCTCGGTGTTAGCAAGTCGCCGTCGTCGCGCTGGCAACAACTCGCGCGGCCTGGGGAGGATAAATTCGGGCGCCGCGCCGAGGCGACGTCACGGGCCAGCGCCTAATTTTGCTTGTTGAGCTCCGCCAGCCTCGCGAAGGGGTCGCGCCGCTCCTGGAGGACTTCCTTCGCCGGCTCTTGCGCCGGCGGCAAATCCTCCGGCTTTTCCGAAACGATCGCCGGCCCAGCTGCCCGCCGCGGCGCGAATAGCCCCTCGGCGATCGCCGCCTGCGGCATGCCGCGACGCCTCGCGAGCTCGGCCCATTCGTCCTGCGTCGTCGACGAGAGCCCGAGATATTCGGCCAGGGCCAAATTGTAGACCCGCGCATCGAGGATGTGATTGTCCCGCTCGCTGGAGCGGATTTTCCAGAATTTGCGCAAGCGCCCTTTGAATTTTTCCTCAGCGAGATATTCGGACGTCAACTGGCGAAAATATGTTTCATCAAGCCAGGTGCCGAAATGACAATAGCCTTCCGGATCGCGCTCCTTGCCGCTGGCGATTCCTTCCTTGCGCAGATCCTCGTAAAATGCGCCCTTGATCGGCCAAGTGCCGACGGGCCAAATCCGCGCGCCCTTTTTAATCTTGTGGCCCGCTAGATCGATGTCGACGAGGCTGGGCGTGCCGATTGCCGGCCTACCCCAGCCGTCGCGGCCGTCGAGCGCGAGAACCATGTCCTGGCCGGTGTCTGGGTGCAAGCATTGGTTGAGGCGCGTCCAAGTATAGACGACATGGCTGCGATAGCCCGAATCGACGCCGAGCGCATCGATCCGGCGCTTGCCGCCGAAGGCGTCCGGAAATTCGCGTTCGAGCACGCGGGATTTGAGCTGCTCGAAGGCCTCGCCCTCCGGACCTTCCGTCGAGCCGTCGAGATAGAGCACATCAACGACATAGGATTGCCGGTCCGGCGCCAAGGCGAGGATCTCGACCCAGATGCCGCGCATCTGCACGTCGGCGCTCGCGACAAGCACCAATCCGCGCGGCGGAATGCGCCCACGCGGCACGCCCTCCTCGCGGCGCTCCATGAGGCGTTTGTGGTCGGGCGCGTCGCCCTTCATCTCATAGGGTAGCCCGAGCCATAGATTGTAAAAGGCTTTGAGCTTTTGTGGATCATCGCCGGCGTCGATGAATTTGCCGGCGATATGGTCCCATGGGACGAAAGGGCTAGACAATGTATCGAAATGATAAGACGGAAAGCGGCCGGGCCCTGGCTCTGTGGCGACCCAGCGGCCACGGCGAGAGAGGGCGCGCTTTTCATGCGCGTGAATGACCGCGCCGCAGCAAGGCGCGACGTAAAACGCCTTATACGGAAACGTCCGTTCGAACTGGAAGTTTGGGCCAAACTCAAAAACAAAGAAACTAGGACCGCCATCGGCGGCCGTGCAATGCGGGCATGGCACATTCCAGCGGCGCTTGTCGCCCATCTCGTAGCGGCGCTCGATCTTCGAAGCGCCCTTGATCGTTGGCGTCGAAACGTCGGCCTTTTTCCAGTCGCCGGACGCCAGAAAACTCGTGATGCGGCCGTCGGAAAGCTCCAACGGGTCGCCCTGGCCGTCGAGGTCGTCAGGATATTCGTCGACTTCGTCGCGGAATAGCTTTTTGAGCGTCTTGGAGCGCAGATCGGCGGCAGACGACGCGAGCAGCAGATCGAGCGCGCCGCCGGGAAATTTCTTGCTATAGGTTGTCGAGCCCGTGGCGCTACGCGAGGTCTGCGGCACGACGCGGACAGCGAGCGCGGGAGAGTTTTCAATCGCCGGCTGTAGCTTGTCGCGGTTGAAATCAGCGAGCGCGCCATCGGTCGGCTGGAGGATCGCCATACGGCAGGGGTCGCGGTCGATCGAATGGCCGATCGCCGCGATGAGCAGCATGGTGAATCCGCACTGCACGCCCTTCATCACAGCGATTTGGTTCACGCCGGTATCGGGGCCAAGCAGATCGAGCGGCTCGAGGATGTAAGGCGTTTCGAGCGGGTCCCAATATTCGCCAGCGCGTGGGCCGTCTGGCACGACAAGATTTTTCGCGGCCCATTCGGAGGGCGCGATGCGCTCCGGAGGGGCGATTCCGGCGGCGAGGGCGCCGGCGATGAGGGCTAGAGGATTACAGGGGAAGTTCATTGCTGCGGCCCGCTGGCGATAAGCTTCAACTCGCGCGCCAGGGTTTCGCGCAAGTCTCGAGCAAAGCCCTTCAGCGCCGCGCGAGCGCCAGGCGCTCCCTCGGCAGCGACGGCGATGGCGAGATCATCGGCGCGGGCCGGGAGCTGATCTATGATGCGCACCATCGCCTCGGCGCAGCGCACCATCGCGGCCTCGATGGCGTCGATCGGCGCGAGCTTGCCAAGACGCTCATCGAGATCGAGCTTCGCGATATCGGCCTGATAGGCGACGCGGCGCGCTTGCTCATCGCTGTAGACAAGGGCCGCCCCTTCCTTTTTGGGAGCAGGCGCGTCGGCATGCGTCGTGGCTCTAGCGAGATCCGTGGTGTCGCCAACGGCGCGGTCAAACTCCGCGACGTTGATCAGCACGGTGGAGCGCG